TCACGGAAACGCTGCCCATTGTCAGGACCATCTTGGTCATAACGTCCATAGGGAACATCTGAAAAATCTTCAGCGACATGAATTTCCTTAATGTTCATTCTGCACCTCTCAAGCTAACATTCCATTGGATCAATGTGCCACCAACTGAGTATGGTAGATCAAACTTCTGTTCTTCATTTTTTTCCGCATTATAGGAATATCTCCCCATGCCACTGAAGATGTGAAGCTCCCCCTCAGGGTTATCTACAACATACCGCTTCATATCTGGCAATCCTTTTCCATGTTTCTGGCTGTTCATTCTTGTTTCACCATATTGCACAGCAGCATAAATTTTATCAGAGTCAGTTTTCGGATTAAATGCCTGAGCAATAAAGGTAAAGAAATCTTTTTTCACTAAAGTAATTGGAATCCCCTCTCCCATGTCATACACCATTAAGAAAAGCTGGTCCTCAATTTTATGGGCTAAAATCCACCACCTTTTACCAACACCATCTATAAACTCGGAGAAAAAATCCTCATTAGAATAAGCATGAAGCCCAACATTACTAATCGACTCAGTTAATGCGGCATAAAGTTTTTGCCCATCTGAAGCAGATATTTTACCATCATAGATAGTGTCTCTTATATACTTCAGAATGCTTTTTATTTTATTGCGAGCCTCTGCGCTCTCTTTATTATCTTTTGTCTTTCCCGCCACGGCTGAAATTATCGCCATCGTATTCAGCTTGTGAGGACTTATTGTCTGAAAAGATGTCAAATCCCACAAACCACATAGCTTAAACCAATTATTAGCTCGTGGAGTCCCACACTTAGTAATCGCAATTACGCTTTTATTGTTAGTTTGTCTTTGCATTAAATCTATATATGCATAAAGGACAATTACGGCGCAGGCTTTCAGCGATTCAGTATTACGGAAATCTAATAATACTTTCTCACCTTCATTGACAAAATCTCTCACTAAAGTGATGAACTCAATAAACTTACTATAGTTTTCAGACTTAAAAAGGTCTAAAGCCGCAGGCGCGGGTATTCTTATTCTCGAAAAGACCCTCATCGGAGTGTAGCTTCTTCGAGTTCCGTGCTTTTTCCTTGTCTGGCGCCGAGCAATTTTATCTGCTCTGTGTAACGTCTGCTCAATCTGATCTTCAGTAACGCGCTTCATGAGTCCCTCTCCCAATAGTATTAGGAGCTTATCAGTTTGCTCATAAACAACAAACCTCTGAACTTCAACTATCTCGATGATAAGACCACATTAAGTGTGAGAACTGATCACAGCTTTTTCTCAAAAAAAGAATTTACTATGCACTACCCATCAGCGCGCGCTCGTACCCCCGCCACGCCTGCCCGCTTTATGATGCGGTTTTCATGCACCTGCATGACATAAACGAAAGCCCGCCAGAACTGGCGGGCCGAGGGTAAAGCGATCCTTTTCGGATCATGCGAATTCATGCGGCATAGTCATGCACTCTTCACTCCAGCTTGAAGTCGTCCACAGAAGCGGGTTTGTGGGCGCCAATTCCTTCTGCTTCATTCAGAAAATCCATGCCCTGCCGTAAAGAAATGGGATGCGGAATCTCAAACATGAAAACGAAGTCGTAGGTTTTGCCGAGCCAGTAACCACCGCCGCATTCTTTCGGTCGTTGGAAAAACACCCATTCACCTGGCTTGTAGTAAGTGAGCATCTCACCTCGGTAAACGATCTGGAATTTTTCGGGATTTTTAGCCATGACTTAACGCCTCGCAACTCTCGTTATGTTCGGACTCACCTTCCGTAAGCATCCCGGCGTGATATGTAGCTTCCATCCGATCACATTTTGCTACGCGTGACATCTGAAAAAACTAATCTGAAGCGTGCATCATACGCGAATATTCGTGGCTTCTGACTTTCCGCATCAGCTCATCGGTCAGTTCAGAGACCCACTGAATGGCAAGCTGCTTCTCGTCATCCGTGCAATCACTAGCAGCAACAAGTTTCATAAATAAATCAATACGCTGGAGTTTCATCGACTCCAAAAAATAATCCTGCATATTCCCTCCGCACAATGAACAACTGGTTATACGTACAGTATATTATGAGTTTCGAAATGTGAAATGTTTTTTTACCTTCCGTGAGAAATCCTCTGGACTAATCAGATGGTTATCTTTTGTTCCTGAAGTCTGCCGTTTCGGTAAAACAGCCGCATTCGCGCGCCGGAATTTATGCTGCATCCCTTGGAAAGGAGGCTAATTTCCTCCTCATGCCCCTCAAAACCACGGGCTTTTAGTTCCAGCTCTAACCGCCGGCGCTCCGGCCCCGTACAGTTATTGACAGAACTCCAAGGGGCGGCGATGCCGCCAGAAGGACCAGCCTCCGCTGACGCGTCGGCTAATTTGGCAACGGCTTCCCACTTCACCAGACGCGTGAATACTTCAGAATCTTGATAGTGAGGCGAGTAGATGCCCTGAACGCGCTGCACGTCCTCCGCGTATTCGTTGCCCATTTCGGTGATCTCGTAGCAAAGGCGGATCACCAAGTCATCACGTGCGACCAGCGGACCACCCTGCGCCATGGTGTAAGACGCCCAGCAGCTGGCAACAGAAGCAGACGCTAGCACGGCGTCCATCTTCTCGTTTGGTAGGCGCGTATCGCCAAGACGGCGCAACTCGCGCCATACAGTGACCGGCGCACCGCCAATCTGCTGGAACTGGCGGATGCGCCAACGAGAAGCCCACGCGCAAACGGCTTTCGCCATATCACGCATGTTTGAGCCGGTTTCATCATCCTTCTCGCCGTCCATTGCAAAGCCGTCGATATTTTTGGAGATGTATTTAGCGATATAACTCGTGGCGCTGCCTTTGGTGGGATCGATAGGCTCAGCGTGAAAACGCGCTTTGCGCGCCTGCGGCGTGCTCAGTTCGTCTGCGTCTTCTTTGCTGGCGTGCTCACGCATGATCTGCTGCACACGCTCGCGATGTTCCGGCAGCATAAACAGCAGCATGTGCCAGTGTGGCGTGCCGTCGTGATGAGGCTCAACGACGCGGAAGCCGAAAACATGGATTTCTTCGCGTGACAGTGCGGCGCGGATGCGCGCCCAAACGCGGCATAGATAGCGCTGCGTATCGCGCGGGCTTGAGCCGTTCCATTTGGTAATGAAACCGCCCTGACTGTAAACGGAGTGATAACGCGACGGCGCGGTGATCGTATAAAAGTCCCCTATGCAGCCGCTTTCGTTGGCGATGTCTTCAAAGCCACGCATTCTGGTCATCAACTCGCGGCGACGCATGGCCGGGTTCGCGGTGCTGCGGTTGACCATCTCATCCATCGCGACACGTTCACCGCTCTCTTTGTTCATCAGGTCGTAGCGTTTGAAGAACTCGCGGTTACGTTTCTTCTGCTCAACCCATTCCGCCAGCGTGCCGCGTGAAACGTAAGGTGAAGCAGATTTTTGTACCTGCCCAACAGCGATTGCCATGTGCTCGCGCTGGAGATCGCGCATCTGCTTAAGACGGCCGCGCCACCATTCAGGCGCCATCATGCGCAATAAACCGGATTGCGCCTTGCGCAGACTCAGCTCACCTTTGCAGGCTTTGAACTCAGCCCAATATGGCGGCTGCGTGCCGGTCAATGCGGCCAGCTCAGCAACGTAGCGATAAGCAATGCAGGTTATGGTCTGCTCGTCCGCTTCCTGCGGCATTGAGATTTTATCGACAAACTCAGCCAGGCTGAGCGAAAGATAGGATGCAACTTTATAAGCCAGATCGCGCACATCCTGCCGGTCAAGCGTGGGCAGACGATCAAGTTGCTTTATGAACGGCAGTTCATGTTGAGCGGCTTCATCGAGACGATAGCGACGGCGAACCAGCTGCAGGCGTGGCAATACGTTCTGGCCGATAGTCTGGCGCAGAAACGCATTGGCCCGACGGCGGCCATTATTAGCTGAGAGGATTTTGCTGTAGCGATCGGCAAAGTAACCGGCCAGATAATCCGGCATGCCTTGCAAATATTGGCTGCGCCAGTTGTGGTCCTCTGGATTCACATTCCAGAGACGGCGCTCAGAAAGGGACATATCCGCCGGAGCGGACATGCCAAAGACTTCACGCCGCTGCTGATTTACGGCGTGATATTCACCAGTAAGGAGATCAGTAAGGCTTTCAGACATGCGCGGCCTGAAGTTCAGCCAGCTCTTGCACTGCAGCCTCGACCAACTCAGCAATGCGGCGAGTTTCCGCCACAAAGGCCGCAGTTGTTTTCATCTGGCCGCGCAAAACACGGAGACCAATTACATCAGCAGCCAAATCGCGCATGA